CATACATCTTTGATGTGTGGGGGATCCCAGTGTTGGTTAGCTACGTTTTATACGTGTCTAGCTCACGTTTAATGTGACAAATGAAGATTGCTTTTTATTTCCACGTTAAGCGTGGAGGTAGAGTTGATCTTGTATTGTTCATTATACTAAGTTGGATGCTGTAACACCAAGCACCCCGACAATTTTTCCCTTGTCATGTAGGTAACATGGTATATAATCTTATATGTTAAACTGTGAAGTTTTTCAAAAAGACCCTCTAGAGGTAACGTTCTAGAGAGAGCATTAGTTGTTTTACACAATGTTGTGTGTGTTTCATCTTAGATCTATAAATGCTATGATTTTTGATTAGATTTATCACTCACTCACTCCTTTTTAGGAGTGTAACTTTTAGTTACATTGTTTTTGTCTTATTATCATAAATGATAAATGGATTTTCTATTTACTTGGTTAAAATACTAGAAATGATAATGTTGATTTAAAGATTCTATAATTCCGATCAGAGGACTATTGCTTATGCACTCCTCCGGTTTTTTAGAGATCAAATGGCTCTTTTAGTAGAAAATGATTCCTTGTATTAGTTTATCTTGAACCCCTATGTATATAGTTGTCTTTTAGGCGTAATGGTTTATTTATTTTTGATTAATTTGACAGGTCTGAATATGGTTATTGATCAGCTTTTGTCGATGATTGTTTATTCTTTCGTACTTGCTCAGTAAGCTACAGATACTACCCTTGTGTTCTAATGTGGATTAACTGGTGATGCCACCCTTTAGTTTAAGCACATAGATGACTTCTGTTGTTGAAAAGTTTTGTAAAAGAAGCGGCGATCCCGTTTCCACGAAATTATTTACATTTATTTACACTTGTTGTGTACCTTATTTAGATATCCACTCTTTACTCATTATATATAGTTTAGTTATTGGCTGAGAAGTTGTAATTGAATGGTGAGAAAGAGATGCAGGTTTAATATTGTCCTGGTCGAGAGGCTAAAATATTGGCGCTGTGTTTACCAGCGAGTGTTTGTCCGTAGTACTCCGGGAAAGGACTGACTCACAATTATCTAACTGTAAACAAATGGCTGTAATGGTCGCGTAATTATCTATTGTTTGAGACACAGTAGTCCCATGCTTAGGCGTGGTTACCTTTAAAATCTTGCCGAAGAAAACAATAATTTTTCAAACCAAACGTTTGTGGATGTCACACAATCCTCAGAGGTGGATTCCTCGTATAAATCTTCTTGTGTTGCGAAATACCATCGTAAAAGACACTCGAAGAAATGTTCTGAATCAAAACGAATCACTAAACTAGATTCCCAGATGGATGATGTACGCAAAAAACTTGTTTCATTACGAGCTATTTATGGTACTAAAAATCCTCCTGAGATTCAAGATTTAGTTGATGAATTACAATATTTAAAAGGGCGCCGCCGGAAAGTGGTTGCTCATAATGGTGTTGAATTTTCTTTACCTCTCATTTTGAAGAAACTCCAAAGTTTAATTGATTATTTAAAGAGTATGCGTGATGTTATAGGTGAAAATATATTATTATTTATGGTGGATGTATTTACTACACTATATAATATTTATTCTAATTGTACATGGACTTCTGTAACTATTAATTTATCTTCTTTATTTATGCGTCATTTTCCTAAAGATTTAGCAGATTATGCACTAAATTGTTTTACAGCACTTTTCGAAGTGATTGTTGCTCAATCGGGTGCTAAAGATTTTCTTAAATCTGTGTTTGAAATGGCGGATGAGTTTCTAAATGATGAGTTATGGAATAAATTTTCAGAATTCTTTTTGAAGGTTGCAACTATTTATGCTTCTATTAATAAGATGGTTTCATTTGAAACAATTGATGTTGCACAAATCGTAACTAAATACAAAGAATTTAAGAAATTTATTCCAGATGCTAAAGATCTTATTGAAACTGCTTTTGAAGCAGCGGAATTTGTATTTGCGCATTGGAAAGAAATAAGTTCAGGAGACTGGACTGTTCTCGCCCTTGGTAAAGATGAAGCAAAAACATTTGAAACCGAAGTTCGTCTTTTGGAGAATGCTTTTGCTTTTGCTATTACAAATCAAGAAGTTGAGTTGAAAGATCGTTTTGATTTAACTCCTTCTCAATTTGAAAAACGCCTTGAGAAAGCATGTCATGAAGCTGAAAAGATGGCTCGAGCATGCACCTCAGTTCAACAAAAAATGGCTATCTCAAATTTTGTTCGTAATCTCCATGAAAAAAGAACAAATTGGTATATGAGATTGGCTGATGCGCCTTCTCATGAAGAACCTTATGGTATGAAAATTTCAGGTCCATCATCTTGTGGAAAAAGTTATTTATCCAAGATGTTTGCTAAGATAATTATGCAAGCTTATGACCTTGATCCTAAACAAAGAGGTTCTACTGTATTTACCAATATTATGGAGAAATATGAATCGACCGTCCAACCTTCACATAAAATCATTGTGTGTGATGATGTTGCCAATAATAAGAATGAAAAACCCAATTATGACCGTGTTTTGAATTATGTGAACACGGTTCCTCGTCCTCTGGAAAAAGCTGGAGTTGACGAGAAAGGGAAGAAATATCCTGGCAACAAAGGATTAATAGTCACTACTAATGTGAAGGATTTATTAGCACAACGACATTCAAATTGTGCAGAAAGTATTCTTCGTCGTTTTCAATTACATGTTGATGTCGAAATCCGTGAACAATTTCAAAATTCATTTGGAGGTCTCCAGAAAATGGAGACCACTAGATTTGATGTTTACAGATTAACACTAGAACGTTTTAGTCATATCGATGAAGAAACTGGAGATATTATGTGGGAAACTATTCCACGAGAAGAATGGGTACTCGATGGCTCTGATGATAAGGATTTTGCATTTTTATGCAAATATCTGGCAATTGATATCAGGAGACATCGAAAATCTCAGAAAAAGCAAGCTATTGCTCAGAAAGAATTTGATGATGCACCTTTTTGTCCAGTATGCAATACCCCGAAAATGGTGTGCCTTTGTTCTACTCTCTCTTCACTCGAGGATTTTGATTCATGTAGTAGTGTTAACACTGCAGAAGATTCAAAATTACTTGATTGCGAAAGTTTTATCGAAGATATTGATTCTATTGTAGATACTTCGATAGTTGAAGAACCCACAGAAACAAAACAAATCGTAGAAGCACATTTTGGTGATGCTTTAGCTGCTATGTCAACTAGAACATTATGGCAATTACGTGATGCTATGTCAGGTTCTAGGGAAGGTTTACGAGATCTTTCCAAGAATGTTTTATTTTGGCAACAAATATATTCTCAACGCCGTTTTTTGTATAAATATATCTCCATGGTTTTAGGAGCACCTTTCATTCAATTATTTCTTGGACGAAATTGGGCAATTTTTAATATTATTTTTGCCTTGTGTCTCCTTGCTCAGCTTTATTATACTACTTTACAACGAGTTGAGCGAACTCTTCAGCAACGCTTAGATTACCTATCAAGTGTTTGTGAAAGAGCTTCTGATCATGTTCGTACTCATATTTTGAAATATTTCTCATTTGGTGCTGCTTTCTATGCTATTTACAATGCATACAAGGTTGTTGCCCCGCTTTTTAGGGCTGAGGATAAATCATCATATCTGAACAAGATGCTTCCTGTTTTTGACAGAATTGTCAATAAACCACCCCAGAAGTTTATTGTTAAGACTGAAGATGAACGTGATTATAAAGAAGGATATTCGCGTCTTCCTCCGCGTCAAACAAGACGATCTGCTACAACTACTGCAGATGATTTACGGAAGAAGATGCACACTTGCCAACGAGTTGTTTTGTTGAAATCTAAAGGAAATACTGTTGGTACAGTTAATGGGTTAATGGTTTCTGGAAATGTTATTTTAATTCCGAGTCATATTATCCCTGAAACGGATGATTTTGATATTGAAACAACCACTTGTCCTAATGTTCCTTCAGCAAAAACGAAAGATCAAAAGATTACACGAAGAATGGTTTATATATGTCCTGAACGTGATTTTGCTCTAGTGCATTTGCCATCAGCACCTCCTGCTGAGAGTTTACTAGATTATTTTCCAGAAACTCAACCTACTTTTCCACTAAAAGCACTGTTTTGGTTTATAAATCTCATGATAATGATGTTTATGAATCACGTCAGGCTATACGCCCTTACTTTGATCATCGTGGCAAGCCCTCTCTTTCGTATGTAGGATTGAGAGAAAAACCAGGAAATTTTTATGGAATTGGAAATTATTCCACCACTTTTAGGATTGATGATCCATTCATTACTGAGTTGGAACACGCGTCCTTTCCTGGTCTTTGTGGTTCACCCTATCTTGATACTGAACGTGCCATTATTTATGGTTTTCATGTTGCTGGATATTCTGATGGAGGAAAAGTTGCTTGGCTTACATCTTTAACACGACCAATGATCCAAAAAGGTCTTGATCAATTAAATGAGACAAGTCATTCATTAGTTACTCATGGAGCAGGTGAGATTAAGGTAAATACTTATAATCTTAATTACTCCATAGTAGATGCTCCACCACTTTACAAACGTGAAGATGGATTGCAAGATGATGCTGTTGTTACCTATTTTGGCCAAGTTCTGAAAGATGGTGAACCTTTAAAAAGTCGTGCTCGTGCTCCCTATGTACCAACTCCCTTTGAAGGAGTAAAGGAACATTTGGGAGAGTGCAAACATATACCTCCTACCAAACCAAATGATGTTGCAAAAGCTATGAAAACACTCAATAAATTACATGATCCTGTTCAACATTATGAACATAATTTATTAGAGAAGGCAATTGAAGATTATGCACAACAGACTTTGGAATGTATTGAAGCAAATAAGGAATCATTGAAGGATATTCTGCGGATTTACTCACAAGAAGAAGCTATGGATGGAACCCATGATGGAAATTTGTGTGGTTTACCTAATGCTACTTCTGCAGGTTTCCCAATTGGAAAAAGTAAGAAACATTGTTTGAAGAGAGATCCAATGGATGAATCATTAGTTCAAGTACCACGAGAATTTAATGATTCCTTTGATGTACAAGCAGAAATTGATAGAACATTAGATGCTTGGGCCAATGGTGAACGTTCTGAGGCAATTTATAAAGCTAGCAGTAAGGTAAATGAATTATTACCCGTGAAGAAAGCACTCGAAAAAGTGCGAAAATTTTATGGCAGTCCTTTTGCGAATTTTATTGCTTCAAGAATGGCTCTTGCTGGAATTCCTGAATTTATGAGGAAATATTGGCGAGAGACAGAATGTCTTGTTGGTGTTAATCCCATGTCGAAAGATTGGGATGATCTGTGTGATTATTTAACAGAATTTGGATTGGATAATATGTTAGCTGGAGATTTTTCTGGCTTTGATACTAGAATGGCAGCACAAATTACGACTGGTGCAGCCAAGGTGATGCTTCGTTGGTATAAAGCCGTGGGAGTTAGCGATGAAGATTTAATGCTTATTAAAGGTGCTCTTTCTGATATCGTTAACCCAAACATTTTGTTTGAGGGTGACTTATACCGTTTTGCAAACGGCAACCCTTCAGGCAATCTTATTACAGTTCAATTGAATAGTATTTGCAATTCTATTATGATGCGCTATGTGTACTATGCCCTTAATCCTAAAGTTTCCGTACGATTTAATAAAAACGTGAAACTGGCCACCTTTGGCGATGATAATGCCATGGGTGTCAAGAAAAACTGTGGATGGTTCAATCATACTGCTTGTCAGGCAGAATTCGAAAAGCTTGCCATTGGGTATACGATGGCTGATAAGGATGCTGATTCAGTACCCTATCTTTCTCTCAAGGATATTTCTTTCTTGAAGAGGAATTTTCGAAAACATGCCGACTTGGGATGTATTGTTGCACCTATTGAACATGATTCTATTACCAAGAAATTTCATTTTGTGAAGAAACCTAACGAAAGTCCATTAAGTGCTGCCGAGCAATTCGGTGCATATACTGATGGATCTTTTCGAGAGGCATATTTGCATGGAGAAGAATATTACAATGATTTTCTTAACAAGATTCGAGCTATTGTTGCGAAGAATCCTGAATTGAAATCACATGTATCTTTTATTCCTTATGGTGAGATGACTCGTGTTCTCATTTCTGATTACACTGAGGGCTATGCTCTCAAACCTCGCAAGATTTTTGCTGACAGCCTTGGAGTCGAAGAAGAAGATCTCGATTTCATTTATGAGGCTTAAGCAATCTTGTTTTTTATAAGGTAGTTTATCTATTTTGTCTCCCTTTAAACCACGGTGAACAAATAGGCTCTTGTATTGAATAACGGCATTCGTTGGCCAGTAACCACGAGTGAACGCTTGCAAGAGCAGCTTACTAAAACGAAGGCGCAGATTAATGCTGCTGCGACCTGGTTTCCAAATAGCATTCCAAAATCAATTTATTTATATAATTTATCCATATCCGTGGCTGCGACAGCAGCTGCTTGTACATTATTTGTATACTCATGTTGTAGTATATTGTATTATAGTTTGTATATAGACGAGCTTTTGGCAGTGGGTTCTACTGTCAAGGCTGGTGCTACTGATATTGCTCGATATTCAAGAAAGACTTACATAAAGTTATTACGCTTATGTAAAGTTGCCACAAGGATTGTTTATACTGTGGACAAGAATGAGCATGCTAGAAGCACACACTGGAGAATTACCAACTTGTTAGAAAATATGCGACTCGACAACAGTAATGGTATGATACGAAAACAACCATTTATGATCTTTTTACAAGGACCACCTGGGTCAGGCAAGACCACAGTAGCAATAAGGATTGCTATTGATTTGTTGAGAGCCAAGTATGGGAAAGCTTATGCTGATGAAATAGTCACGTTGAATGAAACTGATGAATTTCAGTCAGAATTTAGAACCAACCATAAAGTAGTTATTTTTGATGATTTAGATGCAGAAAAACCTGATAGGAATGGATCGAAAAATCCCTATCGGAAAATACTCGATTTCGTCAATAATGTTAACAAAACTTCTTTAAACCCTAATGTTGAGTTGAAGGGAACTGTTTATATTCGACCAGATATAGTGATTGCGACAAGTAATATGCCGTTAAGTTCTGCTGTGAACTGGATGAATTGTCCCGCTGCAATATGCAGAAGAGTTAATAGAATTATTAAAGTTGAAAGAGATAAGAATGTTCAATCATTCGAAGTTTTACAACCAGAAATGGATTTGACTTCTCTATATAGAGGAAAGAAACTTCAAGGTTCTGGAATACCTGGGCTTGCGAATGATTTCTTATTCAAATGCGAAGGATACGAGATTTTACTATCGGACCTTAGACGTTCTTTTCTTGATTTTGATAAATCACAAGAAGAATTTGTTAAACATGTTAATGAAACATTTGATCTCTCAATGGACAATGTGAGAGATGATACATTTCTTAATATGTATGATTTACTTTATAAAGTTAAAGATTCTAGTTGTTCTTACATAAAGAATCTTTTTCGGACTGAACTGAAGCCGAATGAAAGTTCTAAGATAGTTGCTCAAGGCAAATTATCTATACCTCGAAAAAAGGTTAAAGAACCTGATAGTGCTTCGTTGATTCCATTTTCAACATACCAAGTTCATTCTGGTACTGAAACGAATGAATTGGTAGATGTGACTCGGCCACCCAAAGAACTACGACCTCTTCCAAAATGTTTTGATAAAGATATTTTTGAGAAGTTTCGATCTGAGCAGCTAA